GTTGGTTTAGTTATTGCTACGCTTACACTAACTGGTTCTGCACAGCAAATCACAGGACTTGCTACTATAATTACATTAGCTGTTTGGTTATTAACAATCAGCTTTAGAGACTAGGAGGTAACATGGATTGCTGCGGTAGCGGATGTTGCGGAGGTAAGTAATGAAACTTACAGTGGTGAGAACACAATTTGGAACAGATGCAACAAATGGGTTGCTATTTATAGATGGTATATTTGAGTGCTATACAGTAGAGGACCAGTACCAAGCAGTAAAGGTAATGCACGAAACATGCATACCTGAAGGCACATACGATATTGAGTTTAGAAAAATTGGAGGATTTCACGAAAGATATAGCAAACGCTATAAAAATGCACACTATGGTATGTTACATTTACAAGATGTTCCTAACTTTACATACATTTTGATACATGCAGGGAATACCTCGGATGACAGCAGTGGTTGCATCTTGACAACGACAACTCAAACTGATTTAGACAGTGCAAAAGCAGGGTTTGGTGGACAAAGTCAATTAGCATACAAGCGTATGTATGACAAGGTTGCTAAAGTTTTGTTACAAGGTAAAAAAGTAGAGATAGAAATTACAACAATAGATAAATTATTTGAAGGTCAACAAGACAACAAAGCTAAAGAACATACAGTATTAGCTACCACAGTTTATGATAAATTGCAGGAAATAAATGGAAATGTTTTAACAATTAAATCAAAACTTAGTGGCAGGGTAATACAATAATGTTTGAGAGATTTAAAAGAGCAAGAAACCAGGATGGTACATTCAAGAAGGATGTATGGTGGACACCTTGGTCTGATTCATGGGAGTATAGAATGAGTGAAGAACTCAAAGATATGCTAGAACGAACCTTTTGGACATTCGTTGAAGCATTCCTAGGTGCGTTAGTTGTTGCACCATTGGTATCTGTTGATGCCGATACTGTGCAACTTGCTGCCTTAGCAGGTGGCGGTGCTGCATTAGCAGTAGTTAAAACTTACGCAAAAAAACAAATATCTAAATAGACAATTTGTCTCTGTTGCCCTGTATAATATAGTTGACAGGGCAAAGGAGGTATCATGCCTAACATACCAGAAGACTGGGGTAACAACTTCTATAAGTCAGGGTGGCAACCAGGGCTAGAAGTAAATGAACAAACAGGGTTAGGAGAAATAACTCATGTTGGTACAGACCCAGATTATAGAAATAAATTTGACTCTATTTTGCAAGAGTGGGGCTTTAATCCTAAGCATTATGAGATAGAAGGGTCAGTTCGTGCATCCAGTTGGAATGTACAACTAAAAGGTGGCAAGACCGAAACCTTTTATGCGTTTAAAGGTATTGTAAAGAAGAAGAGACCTGGACACGATAAGTATTTCCAACAATTATTTAAACAAGCAAAGAAGAAACCACCAATAACTAAGAAATTTAATGCAGGTGATACTGCATTCATGTGGTTTATGAGTGATTGGCAACTTGGAAAAAAAGATTATGGAGTTGAGAACACTATTGCTAGATACGATAGGGCATTACAAGATGGTGTAAACAGAATCAAAGACCTGCGTAAGTTAGGTGTAGATATAGATGAAATATATATGGTGGGATTAGGTGACCTCACAGAAAACTGTACTCCACACTTCTACGAATCACAACCACACAATGTTTCTCTCACACTGATTGAGCAATACGCATTAGCTAGGTCTATGATTATGAAAACCATTGACACATTCTTACCACATGCACCTAAATTGATACTGGCAGGTGTGCCAGGTAATCATGGTGAGATGACTAGGACTAGTAAAGGTCAAGTTGCTACTAATAGATTAGATAACTCTGATACCATGCACTTACAGATATGTGAAGAGATTATGTCTGCCAACAAAGAACGATACAGTAAGGTAGAAGTGAACATTCCTTCTGGCTTCCATCAGACATTAATTATAAAAGGCAAGACAGTTAGCTTTACTCATGGTCACATGACTGGTGGCGGTGGCAATCCAGAAGCTAAGATAGAAAAATGGTGGAAGGGTCAAATGTATGGATTCTTACCACCAGGTGATAGTGAGATACTTGTAACTGCACATTACCATCATCTTCGTATGAAGCAACAGGGTGATAGGACATGGTTTCAAGCACCAAGTATTGATAAGAGTATAGACTTTACAGAACGAACTGGTCTATGGAGTCATCCAGGTGTATTGACATTTACAATAAATGATAAGGGATGGAGTAATTACCAACCACTTTAAAATGGTAACTCTTTGTATGGTTTCTTATTACCTTTAAAATCTAGCTCTGGATAATATTTAGTTTCAAACCTAGGGTCTTTCCACATATCAAATAGTTTTTCTGCACTAAACCATTTAGGTTCTGCGTTAATGTTTGCAAAGTACATGACACCAATACGCACTTGCTTGTACTTGCTTCCCTTCCAGTTCATCTCTTGTATCTTGTAATAGTCTGCTGCCTTTAATTTATTTGTGCCTTTTACTTCTGCAAAATAAATCATCTTATCTGTCACAACTATGTAATCTGGTAGCAGTAGTATCTCTGTTGCATACCAAAACAAATCTAGCTTGTTAACTTTAGGGTCAGTGCCTATGCGTAAGTAATCTTTAAACTCTACAGAACCTGTATCAGCTAGGTATTTTTGCATAGCTAAGTCTGCCATGTCATCACCAGAGTTTCTTGATGCGTATGAGTCTGTATATTTACTACTCATTTTTTGTAACCTCTATCTCACAACCTGTTGGCTTATGACCATAAGGAATTTCTACTCTTAGCTTGGGCGTATTATCAAAGTATTCAATAATATTACCTTTTTCATCTACAGAAAAACCCTTATATATCACTTACCTAACCTACAATAAACACAAGAAGTCCAGTATGTAAGCTCATGCTTTTCGCAAAATTTACTTGCCATTAAAAGCATCCTTCAACATATCTCTTATTCTTCCTACTGTTCTTTGTCTTTGTTCTTCTAATGTATCTATCAATACTTCTAATGTTGGTAAGGTAACTACCTCTTTGTAATTAGCTTTTGTATTTACAAAAGTAACATCAACACTGTACATATCTCCCCAATTTAAAAATATTTCTCCTTCTGCATTAGGCAACATAAATTCAATACCACCTCTTGCTTTATCTGTTTTTTCTACAACCCAATCTGTCATGTTTATTTCTAATTTATGAAATATATTTACTATTCCATTAAATCCATAATTTGGACCTGTAATATTAACATCATAGTTAGAAGGGGATTTCTGTTTGTTCTCCTCCTTGTTCTCCTGGTTTGAGGAGTGCGTGACACTCTCTGTATTCCCATTGATAGATGTTTCCTTCTTTTGTTTGTTTGTATCTTCTACCACAATATATGTTTCCTTCCTTGTCTCTATATGTAATGTTGTTTAAACGATTACATCCTACCTGTTGTTTGCATTTAGTATCTGGTGGTGGTGGTATATCAAAGTTGTGGTTAGGGAATCTCTCCTGCAACTTAGCTTTAAGTTTATCCACATTAATTGATATACCATCATCTATAGCCACTCTTTAGGACAATCAGTATCTCCCCATGCAGTCCAACCACAACCTTTGTTGTTTTGGTATGTGCTACAAGTCCAACTTGGTATCGCACCAAATTTATCTGGGTCACTTTGTTTCTTTTCCCTGTTGTCCTCTATCCAGTCTGGGCTATTACAATCTGGGCAAGTCCTTATAACTAATTCAGTGACTTCACCAAATACTTCTTCTACTAAATCTTTATCATTATTTAGTGTAAGTTTATTATCAATAGCTAATTGCCTATCAAACATGTCTTCTACTCTAGTCATAAAGACATCCATATTTTTTTTAGTCCACAATTTAATATCTTTATCTGCTAATCCATTACTAACTAATTCATTGTATGCTTTAGCTTTTATTTCTTGTCGCAGTGCTTCATCTGGAATCATAGCATCAAGTAATTGATTCAGTTGCTTACCAACATCACCAGTTGTGTTTGTAGGTTCAGCTACCATCTCATCAACTACCTTGTTCATAGCTTCTTGTTCTTGCTTTGTAGGTTTCTTTACTGGCTTCTTCTCTACCTGGACCTTAAACATATCATTAGTTTTATTAGCATAATGTTCTTCTTCTGTAGTTTCTCCTGTCCATAAATGTAAACCTATACCATGTCGCATAGCTCCTCTCTTCAAAGCATCACTCATACAAAGTTTAAGCAACTCTCCCTCTGTATTGTTGTTTTTAACATCATTAGTATCAACATCTCCTACCTCATCATGTGACACACCAAACAAAGTAAATGTAGTTATTACTCCTCTTACTTCTCCTTTGTAATTTCTTATTACTTCTTTGCAAATATGTGACCATTGACCATAAGCGTGTTCGTTTAAACGCTTGGTAACTAAATGATGCGGCACATAACTACCAAATTTTCCTTTTGGTGCAGGTTTAACATCATCTTTGCTAAATGGTTTCGTAAGTTTTTTTATTGTATCTTTGTCCATTACTCTTCTTCCTCCTTGTATTTGTTTATCACATCATAGATTCTCTGCCTTGTAACTTTAACTAGGTTACTTAGTTTTATGGCGGAGAAGCCATGCTTGTAAGCATGTACAATTACTTCATCTCTTTGATTAAGTAATCTATCTAATGATTGTTTTTTGTTTTCTATTTCTATTGTCAGTGTTGCTAATGACTCTTCTATCTGTGGTTCTGGTATAGTTTCCACTTCCATCTTGACTCCATTAACATATCTAACACCATCAATTATTTGGAATGTCATATTGTCTCCTTAATTTATTTTCTTTATATAGTCTGTAATAATAATTTGTATAGTCTGCTAACCATCCTGCTAAAGTCCACGCACCTATTATATATATAGGTAGTGACAGTAAAAGCAGCATCAATAACTCATCCATTACTTACCACCTTGTTTTTAATTATTGATTCTAAATATTTATCTTGTGTTTTTTTAGGTAGCTTAGTCATAGATATAAACATCTGTGAATCGCATAGTCCTTCATGTTGTAGTACCTCTTGCATACTATCCTCAC